GAGGCGCTAAGAATGTCGTGTGTTTTGATAGCGGTAATGCGTATGCAGACCCACTACGCGAGGTCACCCCGCTCTATCGCCACGCGCAGCCAGCGCCGGTAGTGCCGGAGAATTGCGTAACAGCAGAACACCGTCGCGTTATTGAAATGCTTCTAAACGTTTGCGGGGCCGCATTCGAACTCGCCGATGATAGTTGTCAGCAAGATGTTGACGGGGAAGATTGCCATGTTGTTCCAGACGACGCATTTCAGAAGCTAAGTGACGCGCTGGACGAAATAGAAAACACTCTCCCTACCGAGGATATCGACAGGCCTGACGTATTTCTTGCCTGGTCGGCAATGCCGAGGGCAGCGCTGAAATCGCTTCTTCAGGCGCAGCCAGTGCCGGTAGTGCCTGATGCATACGTGCGCGATGAGCGCGGAAGAATGATACTTAATGGCGTCTGCGAGCCGAAAATTGGCTTTAGTACAGGCTGGAACGCCTGCCGCGCCGCCATGCTCGCAGCCACACCGCAGTCACCCGGCAGTGAACCGGCCACCGTGCCGGGTAAATGGATTCCGGTAAGCGAGAAGATGCCGCCAAGTCGTCATGAGGTATTGGTCGGGAGTTGGTGGGGAGAGAAGTCGCGGTGGTGTTGCAAATGGGAAACGTATATCCCTGGACACCCTGATGCGCAGAGTAGCGGCTGGCTGATCCCCGGCGCGTCATGGACACCAACTCACTGGATGCCGCTGCCGACCGCACCGCAGGAGCCAAAACCATGACAGAGGGAATGCGACAGCACCGCGCTTTCGTGCTGACTTGTTTGCTGGCAATAGCTAAGCGTAGAACGGCGCAGGAGGTGAAAGGTGAGTGACGTAAAAAGCAAAATCATGCAGGTGATGACTGATGCTGCTGCGCTGCAGGATGCGACACTGGGGAGCGGATACCCTTTCCGCATGGCCACCTGGAATATCCGATGCGCGATGGAGCGCAAATTCCCTGGGGTGGAATGGAGGAGCGCCGACCTCCGCAAAGAGCTTATTGAACTGGCGAAAGAGGGGCTGGTATCCAAATGTCCCCACGAGAGCCGCATTGGTCAGGCCGTCTGGCGTCTGGAGGTGAAGTGATGGCGTACATCTTCCTGATTTTCGTCATCAGCAGCAATACATCGAATATGCAGGTGGTTCCCATGCAGAGTATGGAGCAGTGCAAAGCAGCCATTAAGGCGATGAAAGTTGCAGATGATAAGAGGTCCTGGGACGACGTTTCGCCGAGCGTAGATAATATTCAATGCGTAGAGGTGAAAGATGCCTAAATCCCCCGCAGAACGCAAAGCCGCGCAGCGAGCGCGGCAGTCCGCCGCCGGTGAGCGCAAAATTGAACTGGTTCTCGACGAGCAGGAAGTAGAGATGCTGGCGCGTAACTGCGCCGCCCGGCGCCCTGGTCGTGATCCCTACGAAATGGCCGAGTACATCGCGCTGCTGATCCGCCAGGATGACGCCCGGGTGCGCGGCAGGATTAACGCCATCAGCAAACGCCGCTGCGGCAAGTGCGGCGATCAACTGCCGGTGGCATCCTGCCCTTGCGCTGGTGACTCTCAGTGCTGGGCCACTCTTGGCTGGCACGAAACAAAACTACCTCTGTGACATGTCACGTCATATTGACTAAATCCTCGCATGATTATACTGTTTATATATACAGTATTTTTATGTGAGGTTCATCATGGGTTTTCCATCACCTGCCGCAGACTACGTTGAGCAAACGTTAACCGTTTCCCGCCTTTGTCAGTATGACGCCAACTGTCGCGCCCTGGAGACTGCCGCCGGTTATGCCATCGTCGATGTCTGCCGCCGGCCAAAGCAGGGTGACCATGTCCTTATCGCATATGCCGGAAAAACTGAATTCGCTGTTGTCCGCGGGCAGGCGCTGATCACTGATGATGGTGAGGCGCTGGAAGGGGACGCCCTGGACGATGTTGAAGTGCGGGGTGTCGTTACCTACCTGATAAACCGGGCCGGGTGGGTGAGTGATGATGATATTCCGATCATGTAACATCGCTGGTGGCATGGTATTATTACCTAAAAGGTAATTATTTTCGGGGTGTTTACCATGCCAAAGGATCCGAAGCGCAAATCAACTCAGTACAAACCGTTGACGGTGATGCAGGAAGCCTACGCCCAGGAGTATGTGAAATGCCCTGAAAATCAGACACAGGCGGCCATCAATGCCGGGTTCTCCCCGAAGTCTGCCCACGTCAAAGCCAGCACAATGATGCGTGATGAACGTATCCAGAAACGAATCGCTGAGCTGATGGAAGAGCGCAACAAGCGCCTGCGCGTCAGCGCCGATTACGTGCTGCTGCGCCTGGTGGAAATCGACCAGATGGACGTGCTGGATATCCTGAACGACGACGGCGGGATGAAGCCGATCGCTGAATGGCCGAAGGTCTGGCGCACCTCTCTCAGTGCTATGGATATCGCTACCATCAAGACAACCCAGGCTTCTCTGCAAAAAGAGAATGGCGAGGCGGATCTCTCTGTTGAGGATGTCGAGCATATCCTTAAGAAGGTGAAATGGCCAGATAAGGTGAAAAACCTCGAGCTCATCGGTAAGCACGTCGACGTTAACGCGTTCAAAGAGCGCCTGGAAGTTTCCGGCACAGTCACGATTGCCGACCGCATGGCCGCCGCCCGTCGCCGCCTGAAAGAGCGTCAGGGTGGTGACCAGTGACAGACGCCGCTTTATCCCCGGAAGAACAGCTGATCGACGATATCGCCAGCTTCACCCATGACCCGCTGGGCTATGCGCTGTATGCGTTCCCGTGGGGTGAAGAGGGTACAGAGCTGGCACACGCCACCGGGCCGCGCCAGTGGCAGGCTGACGCATTCCGCGAGATAGGCGAGCACCTGCAGAATCCCGCGACACGTCACCAGCCGCTGATGATTTCCCGCGCATCCGGCCACGGCATCGGCAAATCTGCGTTCATCTCAATGCTGATTAACTGGGCCATGTCAACCTGTGAAGATTGCAAGGTGGTGGTGACCGCTAACACCGACAACCAGCTGCGCACGAAGACCTGGCCGGAAATCATCAAATGGTCGAACCTGGCTATCACGAAAGAGTGGTTCACCTGCACCGCCACCGCGATGTACAGCAACGATCCGGGCCACGACAAACGCTGGCGCGCCGATGCTATTCCCTGGTCTGAGCATAACACCGAGGCATTTGCTGGCCTGCACAACGAGCGTAAGCGCATCGTTGTGGTGTTCGACGAAGCATCCAACATCGCTGATCTGGTCTGGGAGGTTGCCGAGGGCGCGCTGACTGACGAGGACACCGAAATTATCTGGGTGGCGTTCGGTAACCCGACGCGCAACACCGGGCGATTCCGGGAGTGCTTCCGCAAATATAAACACCGCTGGAAGTGCGCGCAGATCGACAGCCGCACCGTCGAAGGTACCAACAAGCAGCAGTTGCAGAAATGGGTGGACGACTACGGCGAGGACAGCGACTTTGTGAAGGTCCGCGTGCGCGGGATCTTCCCTGATGCGTCAGAAAACCAGTTCATTCCGTCTGGACTGACACAACCAGCCGTGGGCAGAGTGATAACTCCTGCGCAGGTTCAGCATGCTGCTGTGGTTCTTGGTGTCGACCCGTCACACCAGGGCAAAGACCCGGCAGTTATTTACCTCAGGCAGGGTTTGCATTGTAAAAAGCTTGGAGAGTGGCAACGAACCACTGATGACGTGTGGTTTGCTAAGGTGATCGCAGACTTTGAAGACCAGTACCATGCGGATGCCGTGTTTATTGACTATGGCTATGGTACCGGCCTTAAATCAGTTGGTGATAACTGGGGGCGTTCCTGGACGCTAATTCAGTTTGGTGGCGGAACATCTGATCCAGAGATGGGGAATAAGCGCGGCGAGATGTACAAATCTGCCCGCGACGCGCTGAAACTAGGGGCGCAACTCGACAGCCAGGATTTAGCCGACGAACTGAGCGCACCGGAATACAAAGTGCGCTTGAAAGACAGCCGGAAGATTTTGCAGGAAAAGGACGAAGTTAAGGAGTTACTGGGGCGCTCGCCGAACAATGCCGACGCCTATGTGCTCACCTATGCATTCCCGGTGACGAAGAAACAATTCAACTATGGGCAGGAAGGGGCCGGCGGCAAGCAGCCAAACGTGATCAGCGATTACGACCCTTGGGCATGAAAAAGCCCGCACATCGGCGGGCTAATTGTGACATGTCACGTAGTGACTATCTTAGAATGAATTTATTCGAAGATTGAGAATTTCCAGATAAGCACGCATTGCTCCCAACTGAGCCTTTAGCAGCCCTTGCTGAGCGATATCAAGGCTTAAGAAAATAGGGGAGCCATCAACGAACATCCCAAGTTTTACTGTTTTTTGTGTCAGATCGACTGCTTCATCCACTACTCGTTGTTGATGTGGTTGCATGTATTTTTCCTCTCTAAAAAATGCCCGGACGAACCGGGCGAAACAGGGATGATGGAAAGTGCCGTCCTTGGCTGGGTTTCACAGGGTTTACAGCATGAAGTCATCGCAATGGCGTCCTGCTGTAAAAAGGGCGGTGGTCAGAAAGGGAATAACTGCCACCGCCAAACTTGCTCTGTAACTACGGGTATCACGGTCCTGAGGCGTGATTCTGGTGTGGTGGCCGGTGCTGATCTCCGGCTTACTGGTTAGAGCGCCCGCACTACCAGTGACACTGTCTTGAGGCGCCGATTGGTAACGGCTTGCCATGGGCGCTGTGAATACATCGGTCGCGCATCAGCCTGCGCATTCACCACAACGGAAAGAGCATTGCGGCCGTATTTCACCGTTTTCGGGCAGTCTATGAACTACACCCTAATGCTCTTACCTGTTGTGCCCTCGTCTCTTCCGAGGTGTCACACCGTACCGCCGCGATGGTGAGTCGCTGTCGTGCATGCAGGGCATGGCTTGCACATTCCGGCTACCCGCTGGGCCATGTACCAAGGAGCCCCCGGACCGCTATCGACGCATGTGCCATACGCCGGATGCTTTCACACCTGGAAGCGCACTCCGCCATCTGAGTAACGACAAAGCCACCAATGGAAGGGAATGGGGTGCGCTTTCATGTTGTGTTTACCAAAAAGGTAATAATTTATCGTCAAAAGGTCAATACACTACGACAAATAAATCATATGTGGTTAAATTGGTAATAATTTAAACGCGTATGGAGTATCGATATGTGCATTGGCAGCAAGCCTTCAGTACCTGCAGCACCAGAAGTTCAGGCGGCTCCGCAGGAACAGGATCAGGCTGTAGTCGATTCCCGCGATGAAGAGACCAGGCGTCGCCGTGCGGCCGCCGGGCGTAGCTCTACGCTGCTGACCGGGGCGCAGGGTGATACCTCCGCCGCAAATACCACCGGCAAAACGCTGCTCGGTCAGTAACTGGAGCGCGGCAGATGGCAGCGGAAACCCTGAAAGAGCAACTGCAAAAGCAGCAGGCACAGCTCACTAATGATCGCTCATCGTTCGATCCGCACTGGCGCGAACTGAGCGATTTCATCAATCCGCGTGGCTCACGCTTCCTGGTCACCGATGTAAACCGGGATGACCGCCGCAATACGAAAATTGTTGACCCTACCGCCACCCTGGCAGCACGCACGCTATCGAGCGGCATGATGTCGGGGATCACTTCTCCTGCGCGCCCGTGGTTCAAGCTGGCAACGCCTGACCCTGACATGATGGATTACGGCCCAGTGAAACTGTGGCTTGAAGTCGTTCAGCGCCGCATGAACGAAGTGTTCAACAAATCCAATATCTACCAGTCGCTGCCGCTGCTTTACGCCAGCCTGGGGAATTACAGCACCGGCGCTATGGCTGTGCTGGAAGATGACAGCGACGTTATCCGTACGATGATGTTTCCGATCGGCAGTTACTACATGGCGAACTCTGCGCGCGGCAGCGTTGACACCTGTTTCCGCAAATTCTCCATGACGGTGCGCCAGCTGGTAATGGAGTTTGGCCTCAATAACGTCAGCGATTCAGTGAAGGGCATGTGGGATTCCGGCAACTACGAAAGCTGGATCGAAGTTATTCATGCCGTTTATCCGAACATCGACCGCGATACTGCCAAGCTCAACAGCAAAAATAAGCCGGTCAAATCGGTTTATTACGAGGTTGGAGGCGACAGCGATAAGTTGCTGCGTGAGTCTGGTTTCGATGAATTCCCGATTATGGCGCCGCGCTGGGAAGTGAACGGCGAGGACGTATACGGCTCATCCTGCCCGGGTATGATTGCCCTCGGCCAGGTTAAAGCTCTGCAACTGGAGCAGAAGCGCAAAAGCCAACTGATCGACAAGGCCACCAACCCGCCGATGGTTGGCCCGTCATCACTCCGCAACCAGCGCGTTTCCCTTTTGCCTGGCGATATCACCTATATCGATCAGGTCACCGGTCAGGATGGTTTCAAGCCTGCCTATCTGGTTAACCCGAATACCGCCGACCTCCTGGCAGACATTCAGGACACGCGGCAGATCATCAACAGCGCCTACTTTGTCGACCTCTTCATGATGTTGCAGAACATCAATACCCGCTCGATGCCGGTTGAAGCAGTGATCGAGATGAAAGAAGAGAAGCTGTTGATGCTGGGTCCGGTGCTGGAACGTCTGAACGATGAATGCCTGAACCCGCTTATCGATCGCACCTTCTCCATCATGGCGAGAAAAAACCTTCTCCCGCCGCCTCCGGACGTCCTGCAGGGGATGCCGCTGCGCATTGAGTACATCTCTGTGATGGCGCAGGCGCAGAAATCTATTGGGCTATCCAGCCTGTCATCCACCGTCGGCTTCATTGGTCAGCTGGCACAGGCCAAGCCTGAAGCGCTGGACAAACTCAACGTGGATCAAGCCATTGATGCATTCGCGGAGATGTCCGGTGTCTCGCCGACAGTCATCGTTCCACAGGAACGGGTTGAGCAGGTTCGCGAGCAGCGCGCTCAGCAGCAGCAACAGCAGCAAATGGTGGCAATGGGTATGGCTGCCGCTCAGGGCGCCAAGACCCTCAGTGAAGCGCAGACGGCGGATCCCAGCGTACTGACAGCGCTTTCTAACGCAGCAGGTGCTCCTGCAGGTGGCCAGCAATGACAGATTTTGATGATGACCAGTTGGCTGCTGAATCGGCACGCGAGAAGGAAATACTTCAACAGCGTGACATTGAAGATATCCGTTTCGTCATGGGTAGCGAGCAGGGCCGCCGGGTGATCTGGGGGGTACTGGAGCAGGGCAAGGTGTTTTCTGCCTGCTTTGCCGGTGATCCGCAAGTGACTGCTTTCAACGAGGGGCAGCGCAACCTGGCGCTGGCATTGTTCCAGCGCGTCATGGCGCACTGTCCTGAACAGTATCTGAAGATGGCCGCAGAGGCCAGTGAACAGGAGTAACCATGAATTTATTTGAACGTTTGCTGCATCGCCGTCTTTGCAATGAGCAGCCCGCTGATGGCGGCGCAGCGCCGGCGGCATCTGAACCATCTGCACCAGGCACAGGTTCTGCCCCTCAGGGCGATCAGCCTGCACAACAGGATGGTGAAAACCCTTCCGTTGATGGTGAAGGCCATCAAGAAAAGACTGAGAACCAGGACGGAGAGCAGCAAAAAACCGAGAAAGAGCAGAAGCAGGAAGGCGCGCCGGAGAAATACGAATTCCAGGCAGGTGAAGGCGTCGAGCTGGACGCTGAAGCGCTGAAGGACTTCGAGCCGGTTGCCCGTGAACTGAACCTGACCAATGAGCAGGCGCAGAAGCTGGTGGATGCATACCCGAAAATTCTGGCCGGTGTGCAGCAGCGTCAGGCAGATGCATGGCAGGCACAAACTGAAGAATGGGCAGCAACCGTCAAGGCCGATAAAGAGATCGGCGGCGATAAGTTGACGGCCAACCTCGGTGTTGCTCAGCGAGCCCTGGACACCTTCGGTACGCCGGAGTTGAAGGAATATCTGAACGGCACAGGGCTGGGTAATCACCCGGAATTGGTGAAAGCGTTCATCAAAGTAGGTAAGGCCATGTCGGAAGACGGCATGGTGACAGGAAAAGAAAGCGGTCAGCGTAGTGCGGCCGAAGTGCTTTATGGCAAATAAGAGAGGATATAACCATGGCTGTTAAAGGCATTACTGCGCTGACGCTGGCAGACTGGGGTAAGCGCATCGACCCGAACGGGAAAGTCGATAAAATTATCGAGCTCCTTTCCCAAACCAACCCGATCCTGCAGGACATGCTGATCGTTGAAGGCAACCTGCCGACAGGTCATCGTACGACCATTCGTTCTGGCCTGCCGTCGGCGACCTGGCGTCTGCTCAACTACGGCGTTCAGCCGAGCAAATCGACCACTGTGCAGGTTACCGATGGCATTGGCATGCTGGAAACCTATGCGGAGATTGATAAATCTCTGGCAGATCTGAACGGAAATACCGCTGAATTTCGGCTGTCAGAAGATCGCGCTTTCCTCGAGGCGATGAATCAGCAGATGGCTCAAACGCTTTTTTATGGCGACTCCAGCGTTAACCCGCAGCAGTTCATGGGCCTGTCTTCTCGCTACTCCGACCTGACGGCTACCAACGCGCAAAACATTATCGACGCCGGCGGTACTGGCACCGATAACACTTCAATCTGGCTCATTGTATGGGGCGAAAACACCGTTCACGGTATCTTCCCGAAAGGCCAGAAAGCAGGTCTGCAGATGGAAGATAAAGGCCAGCAGACTCTGAAAGATGCCAGCGGCGGCCAGTATGAAGGCTACCGCACCCACTATAAGTGGGATAACGGCCTGTGCCTGCGCGACTGGCGCTACGTTGTGCGCATCGCGAACATCGATATCAGCGACCTGTCCAATCCTGCTGCGGCAGCGAACATCGCCAAGCTCATGGTGAAAGCGCTGCATCGCATCCCTAACCGTGGCATGGGGCGCCCGGTGTTCTACATGAACCGCACCGTTGCCCAGGCTCTTGACCTGCAATCGCTGGAGAAATCCTCTCTGGCGATTAGCGTCAAAGAGACTGAAGGCGATTGGTGGACCAGTTTCCGCGGCGTTCCGATTCGCGAAACCGATGCGCTTCTGGAAACTGAAGCTCGCGTGGTTTAACCCCTGACTATAACCAGCGGCCCGGAAACGGGCTGCTAAATGGAGAAATGAAGATGATCCTCGACAAACTGTTGATGTTCTCCGAAGCGCAGGCGGTTACGGCTACTGCTGCTTCTACCGATGTGATTGACCTGGCACCTGTCGACGGCACCCGCCGTGATATCGGCGTTGGTTATCCGCTGGAGTTTTGGGCTCTCGTTAATACCATGGCCACCGCTGCTGGCGCCGCCACCGTCAACGTGCAGTTGCAGACCAGCCCGGACAACAGCACCTGGACGACCATTTATGACAGCGGTGCCCTGGCTCTGGCAGCGCTTAAAGCTGGTAAGCGCGTTGTGTCGGCGAAGGTACCGGCGGGCGTTCAGCGCTATCTGCGTGTGAACTACTCCGTAGCCACCGGCCCGCTGACTGCTGGCGCGTTCACCTCTGGTATCAACCTGGACGTTGATGCGAATACCCCATACCCGACCCGCTCTAAAGTGACCGGCTAAGGAGATATCGATGTCAGCTGAAAAAGCAAAATACCGCGTGCTGCGTCTGTCCCATATCCATAACAACCTCTGGCCGGAGGGTTCAGAGATTGAGTATGACGGGGTGCCTGGCTCCGCGCTGGAGCCGCTGAACGAAGCGGCGAAGGAAGCAAAGGCGAAGGCAACGCAAAAGGTTGTGGCTCCCGCCGTCGTTAAACCTGAGCCGCTGAACGAAGGCGGTGGTGGCGATGACGAGCTGGATAAGCTCCGCGAAGAGTACGAGCTGCTCTTTAACGAGAAGCCTCATCACAACACCAAAGCCGAAACGCTGCGCGAGAAGATCGCCGAAAAGCGAAAAGATTTAGGCGTATGAGCCTCAGAATAAGCCAGGGGGCTTCGGCCCCTTTCTTGTAGGAGCGTTCTATGGAAATGGTCAATCTCAAAACCGGCACCGACAGCTACCAGGATGAAAGCGGCGAGACCAAAACCCGTGACGAATATCCGTGGGGGCTGTGCATCACGCTGAACAATGACACCCTGAATAAGCTGAAAGCGCAGCCGCAGAATGTAGGCACTGAGGTGATGATCACCGCAAAAGCAGTGATTAAGGGTATCTCGGCGCGTGAAGGCGACGATGGCACTTTCCGCAGCGCGGATCTGCAAATCACCGATATGGCGCTGTCGCCTGTTTCAGGTGAGGCGCCGAAGACGGCGGCGCAGACGCTTTACGGTGAAGGGGGCGAGTAATGGCCTCTGTCATTGAGATCTGCAACCGGGCACTGAGCAACATCGGTAATAACCGGAGTATCAACAGCCTGGAAGAAGCCAGCAAAGAAGCCGGGCAATGCTCCCTGTATTACGAGTCGATTCGCGATGCTGTGCTGGCCGACTTTGACTGGAATTTTGCGACCAAGAATATCGCGCTGGCTGACACCAACAACCCGCCGCAGGACTGGGATTATGCGTATACCTATCCCACTGACTGCCTCCGTATTATTGAGATCCCGCTGCCTGGCGTACGGTATCCGACGGCTGCTATGCGCGTGCAGTACGTGGTCGGCGCGGACAGCGCTGGCACGGGGCGCCTGATTTACACCGATCTGCCACAGGCCTGGCTTCGGTATGTTGCCCGCATCACCGACGTGAATATGTTCGATTCCATCTTCCAGGAGGCTCTATCCTGGCGCCTGGCCGCGGCTATTAACATGGTTCTCACGGGTAATGCCGACCTCGGCAATAACGCCCTGAGCATGTATAGCCGGATCATCCTCAGCGCTGGCTCTCACAGTATGAACGAATCGCAGGAACCGCAAATGCCTGACGATCCGTTTACCGTAGCGAGGATGTGCTGATGGCTGTTAGCTGGATACAACCGAGCTTCTCAGGTGGCGAAATTGCTCCATCGCTCTATGGCCGCATCGATATGGCGAAGTATCAGGTGGCGCTGCGCAAGTGCGATAACTTTATTGTGCGGCAGTATGGCGGGGTAGAGAACCGCCCGGGCACGCAGTTCATCGCCGCGGCGAAATACCCGGATCGCAAATGTCGCCTGATACCTTTCCAGTTTTCGACGGTTCAGACCTATGCGCTGGAGTTTGGCCACAATTACATGCGCGTCATCAAAGACGGCGGCCTGGTGCTGACCACCGGCGATGTGATTTATGAGCTGGCGACGCCTTATACAGAAAATGATGTTTTCGGCTTGAAATTCACCCAAAGCGCCGACGTGATGACGATCGTGCACCCGTCCTATCCGCCTAAAGAATTGCGCCGGTATGCGCATGACAACTGGCAGATCGTCGATGTGCAGACAACTAACGGCCCGTTTGAGGATATCAATGTCGACGAGTCCAAAACTGTCTGGGCCAGCGCCACCACTGGCACAATCACTCTGACCTCGAGCTCTGCAATATTCGGCGCCGAGCAGGTCGGAAAGCTGTTCTACCTTGAGCAGCCAGCTGTTGATTCTGTACCGGTATGGGAAACCAGCAAGAGCACATCGATCGAGGATATTCGGCGCGCCGACAGCAACTACTATCGCGCCAATACCGAAGGAAAAACCGGGACGTTACGCCCATCACACACTGAAGGTATGGCGTGGGATGGATGGGGCGGGACCGGCGATGATGATACAGGCGTGCAGTGGGAATACCTGCATAGTGGCTTTGGCATTGTGCGGATCACTGCCGTCGCCGGTGACGGGATGACTGCAACCGCTGATGTGGTTTCTCGTATCCCTGAGAACGTTGTCGGTGCTGACAAGGCCAGCTACAAGTGGGCGCGCTATGCGTGGAACAGCGTCAATGGTTATCCGGCGACAGTCGTCTACTACCAGCAGAGGCTGTACTTCGCTGCATCCCCTGCGTATCCGCAAACCATCTGGGCCAGCCGTACCGGTGACTATAAAGACTTCGGCAAGAGTAACCCGACGCAGGACGATGACAGGATCGTTTATACCTACGCTGGCCGGCAGGTTAACGAAATTCGCCACCTTATCGATGTCGGATCGCTTGTTGTTCTGACCTCCGGCGGTGAGTTTGTTGTGACCGGTGACCAGAATAAAGTGCTTACGCCTTCTGCATTCTCCCTGAGTTCTCAGGGCTCAAACGGCTGCAGCGATGTACCTCCTATCGCGGTTTCGAATATCGCGCTCTTTATCCAGGAGAAGGGCAGCGTCGTGCGGGATCTGGCCTACTCGTTTGATGTGGACGGTTTTCAGGGCAACGACCTGACGATTCTCGCAAATCACCTTTTCCAGAAGCGCAGCATTGTCGACTGGGCGTTTTGTATTGTCCCGTTCTCCAGCGCATTCTGCGTGCGAGACGATGGGAAATTGCTGGTGCTGACCTATCTGCGTGATCAGCAGGTTTTCGCCTGGTCTCCGCAATCCAGCGCCGGGAAATATGAAAGTACGTGTGGCATCAGCGAAGGCAGCGAAGACGCGATCTATTTCGTGGTTAACCGCACCATCAACGGCCTGACGAAACGCTATATCGAGAGGCTGGCAAGCCGCCAGTTCACCGATGACATTGACGCTTTCTTTGTCGACAGCGGACTGACCTATGACGGACGCAACACCGGCAGCCGGGCGGCGACTATCGGCGGTGGAAGCGGGGACTGGAGTTATCAGGTGCCGTATACCCTGACGATGGGCGGGGCCAGCTATTTTACCGCGGGAGATGTCGGCGCACAGATCCAGTTCCCCTACACAGGAACCGATCCTGAAGATGGTAGCGCCGTCGCCATGCAGCTGCGCTGCGACATTATTTCGGTGGAAAGCGGTAACTCGGTAACCGTGACGGCAAACCGGAATATTCCTCCTGTCCTGCGCAACGCCGCCACCACTAACTGGTACATGGCCCGCCAGACATTCGCCGGACTCGATCACCTTGAGGGGCAGACCGTCAATGTACTGTCCGACGCCAGCGTAGAGCCGCAGAAAGTCGTCACCGGCGGCGCCGTTACGCTGGAGAAACCCGGCGCCGTGGTCCACATCGGCCTGCCGATTAACGCCCAGTTTGAAACCCTGGACATCAATATTAACGGGCAGGAGACGCTGCTCGATAAGAAACAGCTGATCAATTCCGTGACGCTGGTGGTCAACGCCAGCCGAGGCATCTGGGCATCAACTCCAGGCGGTCAGTGGTACGAATACCCTCAGCGCGAGTTTGAGTTTTACGACGATCCGGTTGATGACGCCACAGGCAAAGTAGAGGTCAAGCTCGACAGCAACTGGGATAAAAATGGGCGGGTAAAAATCCGTCAGACTGATCCGCTGCCTCTTTCTGTGCTGGCAGTGATCCCTCGCATTACCGTGGGAGGCTTTTAATGATTAACGCTCAGATAGTCCCGGCCACCGCAGAGCACATCGCTGAAATTATCCCCCGCGTGCGCCTGGCCGACATCGAAGAGTTTGCCGCCACGAATGGCTGGAGTGCTGCCCGTGTTCTGGAATGTGGCCTTCGTACCTCAACCTTCTGTTGTGCCGGCTTGATAAACGGCCGCGTTGTCACCGTCTTTGGCGTGGCGCCCGCTTCAATGATTGGCGGCAGCGGGATCCCCTGGCTTGTCGGCACGGATGATCTGGAGCGCTATCAGCGAACATTTCTGCGCCGCTGCCGGAAGGTGGTTGCTGCAATGCTGTCCGTCTATCCGTATCTCGAAAATTATGTCGATGCCCGTAACCACGTCGCAAAAGCGTGGCTGCACTGGCTCGGTTTTACTCTGGAAGACCCGGCGCCGTATGGTGTGCTCGGCCTGCCGTTCCACCGCTTTTACATGGAGAAAAACTGATGTGTGAACCAGCAACCATCGCCGCCGGCGCAACACTTGTGATAGGCGCTATGTCAGCATACAGCCAGAACCAGCAATCAAAATATCAGTCGGCGGTAGCAAGCCAGAACGCGGATATCGCTGAAGCTCAGGCGCAGGATGCTGTTAACCGCGGCAATATTCAGGCAGCAGAAGTGCAGCGTCGAAACAGACAGGCTGCAGGTACTCAGGCGGCCATAATGGGTGCAACAGGAGCAGATTTAAGCACCGGTACATCTCTGGACATTTTCGGCGACACCGCGCAGTTTGGCACGCTTGATGCGCTTACCACCGTGAATAATGCGCAACGTGAGGCGTATGGTTATCAGATCCAGTCTGTCAATTATGACGCACAGGCTAAAGGCGTCCGTAGTGCTGGCAAGGCCAATGCAACTACTACTTTATTAACCTCTCCCCTGAACGCATATGGCGCATACAAAACATTTGGTGGGACGTGGAACCCTTTCAGTCAGGAAGCCGCGCCAATATCAGCAGCCGTCGGTACCAAAACCGGTCGATAAGGAGAAAACTATGCCAGTTGTACCAACAGTCGCCGGGCGTCAGGTTGAAAGCCGCGGCGTTTCCACTCAGGGATTTCAGGCATTCGATCAACCAAACGCCGGCGATGCGCTACTGAGCGCAGGAAGCCAGGCGCTTGACGTATTCGGCCAGGCTAAACAGCGCGCTGATGTCGCTATGGCACAGGATGCTTCGCTGCAACTGACGCAGACCGCAAGCGATCTGATGACCAACCCGCAGAATGGCCTCCTTAACCTGCAGGGTAAAAACGCTCTTGGCAAGGGGCAGGAATACACCCAGCTCTTTGACGCAAAGGCTCAGGAGCTGGCGATGAAGTTGCCGGAGTCGGCGCGTCAGGGATTCCTGCAGCAGGCTCAGCAGCAGCGCATCCAGTTTACGTCTCAGGCTGGCCGGCATGAGATAGGGCAGCTCAATGCGTATGAAGAGGGGCAGTTCCAGGCAACGCTGACCACCGGCGCCAAAACCGCTTCGGCAATGTATGGCGATAACGCCAACTATGTGCTGGCTAATCAGCAGGCGTTTCAGCAAATAGAAAGCTTCGGCGCTGCACATGGGTGGAGCCCTGAGCAGATCCAGGCCAAAAAGGTGGAATTCAAAGAGAAGGTAGCTGATGGCGCGCTTTCTCAGTGGTCAGCAAATAACGCGATCGGATTCATTCAGAGCAACGGTGAGCTGAGCGATACGGCCGCCGGTTCAAGGCGGGCTACTGTTAACCCTTATGGTGGTGAGCCATCATCTACGAAAGGAATGGTTACCCAGGGGAACATTAACTTATTCAACCGACCATCTGTAAAAAACGAAGATGGTACTATCAGCACGGTAAGAACTATTTCCATAGGCACTGATGCAGGTGAAGTCCTGATACCAACGGTCAGTGATGACGGTAAATTACTTTCAGATGATGAAGCAATCGCGCTATATGAAAAAACAGGAAAGCACCTTGGTATATTTGATAATCCTGATGATGCGACTGCATATGCTGAAAAGTTGCACGAGCAGCAAGATCAGTATTATGTGAAAGGTGATAGCGGCGATGCCAGGGGTATCCGCAACAATAACCCAGGAAACCTCGAAGCCAGCTCATCAAACCCATGGGTAGGGCAGACTGGTAGTGATGGCCGGTTTGCAAAATTCGAGACTCCGGAGCACGGGATCCGCGCGCTGGGGCGCAACCTCATATCCTACCAGCGGCAGGGGATTGATACTGTTGGCGAGATCATTAACCGCTGGGCGCCGCCGTCTGACAATAACGACACGGCCGCATACATCAAAGCGGTTTGTGCGCAGTTAGGCGTAACGGCAAACCAGCCTCTTGATGCTTCCAATCCTGATACGCTGCAGGCGCTCTGTGCCGCTATCATTAAACATGAAAATGGCACGCAACCATACAGCCCTGACCAGCTATCAACCGGCGTCAGCGCAGCTCTTGGGCTGTCACAGTTGCCAACCAGCAATAAACGTTACACCGGCAATGCAGCATTCGACGCTGCCACGCCGGAAGCGCAGGCCACTTTTCTGCGCCAGGCTGACCAGATCCGTCGGCAGCAGCAGGCCGAATACAGAACGGCTATCGATAGCCAGGTTCGCGACGCCACCGCGGCTTACATGCGAGGTGTTGAGTTCCCAAACCCGCCAGGGGAAGCTGATTTTATTGCTGCCTACGGCGTGCGGGAGGGAAATCAGCGTTACACCGAATTCAGGAATACGCAGATTGCCGGGCAGTACATTGGCTCATTCCGCAACATGCCTACCAGCAGCATCACGGCATACGTCAACCAGTTGAAGCCGACGCCGGAACAGACCGGTGAGGGCTATGCATCACGGGCTGAATTATTCGACCAGGTATCAGCCGCCGCTAACCAGGTGATCAAACAGCGTCAGGCCGATCCTATTCAGTTTTCTCTGTCTTCCGGCCAGAGTAAGCCTATAGACATGACCAACCAAAATAACTTTGGCCAGAGCATTGCGCTGCGTGCATCTCAGGCAGCCGAACTGGCAAAATCATACGGCACGCCGTTAACTTTTTTTTCAAAAGATGAGGCCAGCCAGATCGGGACTTTCTTCCGCGATGCTCCAGTTTCACAGCAGTCTGCATACCTTGATATGATCAGACAAAGCACCGGCGGCGGTAAGCTGTACATGGCAGCACTTCAGCAAATCAGCGCGAATGCGCCGTCTGCCGCAGTCGCCGGTATCCTGATGGACAAGCCTGGCGGCGTGGTTGCTGAGAAAAACTGGTTCAATCCTGACGTGTCTGTGTCGCCCTCTACCGCATCGCAAACCATTCTGGCTGGTGCCGCAGCACGCAAAGGATCGAAAGAAGCCAAAGGCATTACCATGCCGAAAGAAAACGATATGCGGCTCGAGTTCAGCAATACCGTTAAAGATGCATTTGCCGGTGACGCACAGGGCGCATCTATGGCGTATGAGGTTGCGAAAGACTACTACGCCGGAGTAATGGCGCAGAAGGGCGATCTCTCTGGCGAGCTGGATTCTGACGTCTGGGAGCAGGCGATAAACGTCGCTACTGGCGGCGTGCATGACTATAACGGCATGGGTAATGTCCTGCTGCCGTGGGGCATGTCTTCTGAGCAGTTCGATAAAGAGGTTAATCAGGCATGGGAAACGCAGGTTACCGGTGCTGGCGTTAAGGCTCCGCCTGGGCAGTACGGCCTGCAAAGCTACGGCGACAGCCAGTATCTCGTGAAACTTGGTACCGGATACCTTCTGAAACAGGACGGAACACCGGTAGTTATCGATCTCACGCAGCAGCGTCAGCGCTTCTCTGGAGATATCCCTCAATGAGTTACTTCGGACTTAACCCGGTAAACCAGAATCAGCAGCTGGACCAGGCCGCATCAAACCCAGTAGGCAGCCCTAAAAACGATGTTGGGTTTTTCGATGGATCAGTCAGCGGTGCCGCATCAGGTCTTTATTCCGGCCTTGTTGCAAAGCCTGACCAGCTTTTGTGGGCTGGTGTTGATGCCGTTGTATCACCCATCGCTCAGTTTGTTAATGACAATACATCGTTTCGTGACACGTCACCTGAATACATCGCCCGACAGAGAGAGCTTGCTGCATCACAGGTTAAACGCCTGACGCCGGATGCCGCCACTACTGGCACCGCCGGACAGGTGCTGTATGGTCTTTTCGATATGGGATCGCAGGCAGTAGTAAGTACGCTGGCAGCCGGTCCTGCTGGCGCCGCTGCTGCTGTGACCAGCTTGCAGGGGTTCTCCGAGTTTGAGCGACTGCGCGGCGAAGGCGTAGATTACAGCACCGCCCAGGAAGTGGCGCTGGTACACGGCCTTACAGCTGGTGCCGGTACAGTCATACCGATGAGCATCGGCCTGCGTGCTGGTGGCGCACTGGCTGAAGGTGTCGGCGCTCAGTTATCACGATCGGCGCTTGGGAATGCTGCTGGTACCGTTGTGCGAGCTGCGCCTGATATCGCTTATGCGGCAGGCACGAACGTCGCCTTTGGTATGGCTATGCGCGGCAGCACCGCCTCCATTCTGCGCAATAATGGCTATGAGGATATGGCCTCGCAGTATGACGTTTTCGATAAGCAGGCGATGGCGATCGATGCAGTTCTCGGACTGGCATTCGGCGGTGTAGGCCGGTTCGTAAACTCTCGTGGGGAAAATGTTCGCCCGCCTGATTTTATGCCTGCCGACGTCGATGCAGCTCTGGCGGCCAATGCTGCTCATCATGCTGAGTTTGATATCGCTCCAGGGATTCCGGTTAATGTGCTGTCACGCGATGCGCATGCCCAGGCACTACGGCAGGCGATGCAGGATGTCAGTGCAGGCCGATCGGTTGATGTGGCGAGCATTGTTGAGCCGGCGGCATTCACCAGCATACCGGCACGGCGCAGCATTATATCGCAGGCACTGGATGAGATGCTTTCTCAGGCAGATGAGGGTGCAACATCCAGAGCTATTGAAATGCGGACGCTTGAGGATCAGGCTGCGCAAATTCTTCCGCGTGGCGACCGCAAGGTTTACCAGTCAGAAATAGCCAACAGCGAACGCATTATCACTAACCTCACTGAGCAGCGTAACCAGATACTGGCAGAGCAACCCGCGGGAAGCGGCAAAGCGCTGTCCCGTGCCCGAGCCGATAAGCAGGCAAGGCTGAGAGATGTCGATCAGCGGATCAGTGAAGCACAGGGGAGGCTGGAATTCTCTCGTGACGCACTGGCTCCGCATGAGCCTGGTGGCGAATTCTTCGAGGCAAGGGCAGAGATCGCCCGCAGGCAGCAAGCAGAGGCAGAGCTTGATGCTCAGGCTCTTTCATTTTTCCGCACGGCAGAAGTGCGCTCCGCCGATGAAGTCGCACCGCTGGAGCCTAACGCGACTCTCCGGGACATAGAAACCACGCCATCGCCAAGAATGGCAGAGAATCAGCAGGACATTGATGTGATGGCTGCTGAAGAGTCACTGGCATTATCGCCAGATATGATGATCACCGTTCTTGATGATGACGGCAATCCACAGTCCAGAAGCGCGCGTGAGGTGCTTGATGATGCTGCACGTGAAAATGAGCAGGCAGTGCAGGACTCCAGACTTTTCGATGTCGCTGTTGCGTGTTTCTTAAGAGGATAAATTATGCGTCAGGAATGTATTAACGCCGTGCAGCAGGCCGCAAGCCGCCGACTCACGCAGCAGGAAATCAAGAATATTGAAGACCGTATTTACCGGAACATGCGGCAACTGGCCCGCAATGATCCGGCTTCGTGGCGGGCGATGACTGACGCCGAACGGCTGCGCCGAGCCGGGCAGTTAGCAGCGAACGAACTCACTAACGAAGCTGCGCTGAAGAAGCGCCGAGTGGCACTCACCATCGCAGCCAGGCAGCGGCTCGACGCCTTCATAAAGACCTACCAGGGGAAAGACGGCAAGCTTGAGGCGCTTAACCGGACCATCGCCTTTCACGCTGACGGGAAATCAAATTTCCTGTCGGTAGAATCACGCGGCAAAGCCACACGCGACTATGCACTAAGCCAGATTCAGGAAGCATTTGAAGCGGTAGACCCGAGATTCTTCCACCTGTTTGAGGACGAGGCCAGCGTGCGCGATCTGGTTTACGAGATGCGCGGGCAGGACACTGGCAACGTCAGGGCTAAGAAGGGCGCAAAAGCATGGGCTGGCGTTACTGAACTGCTGCGCCAGCGCTTCAATGACGCTGGTGGTGATATCGGCTACCTGGAAAATTGGGGCATCCCTCAGCACCACTCAATGGAGAAAGTCGGCAGGGTTCCGCAGGATAAGTGGGTTAGCGACGTCATCGGCAAACTGGATCGCAAGTACTACATCAAAGATGACGGACAGTTGATGAGCGATGCTGAGTTGAAAACCTTCCTGGGCGAGGCATACAACACCATAGCCACCGGCGGGCTGAACAAATTAAGCGATACTGGCATGCGCATTTCCGGCGCGCGCTCTAATCGCGGTAATGCATCCCGTCAGATCCACTTCAAAGACGCAGACTCCTACCTTGAGTATCAGCGAGAATATGGCGATCGCTCTCTGTGGGAAGTAATGGTCGGGCACCTTGAAGGTATCAGCAAAGATATCGCGCTGGTTGAAACATACGGCCCGAACCCCGATCACGTTTTCCGCTCTATCCTGGACGAGGTTACGGCTGAACAGGCCACTGCCAACCCTGAGCGCACTGGCAGGATTAAGCGCCTGGCCAACAGTACCGAGAACCTTTACAACTTTATCGCCGGGAAGACGCAGCCGATCGCTAATCCGCACATCGCACGATGGTCGGACAACATCCGAAACTGGATGGTGGCGAGCCGACTTGGTTCCGCGCTGCTGGCTTCATTCTCTGACCTGGGCACGATGTATATGTCGGCGAAGGTAGCGAACATCCCGATGAACCGACTATTTATGAACCAGCTTGAGGCCATGAACCCGGCGAACCGCACGGAGCTTGCCCGCGCCCGTCGCGCTGGGCTGGCTATGGAATCGTTGCTCGGCAGCGTTAACCGCTGGGCGATGGACAATATGGGACCGTCGGTTTCCCGCTGGGCGGCAACGGCGGTAATGCGCGCCAGCGGCCTGACAGCATGGACCGATGCTCACAAGCGTGCCTACGGCGTGACGATGATGGGCAGCCTTGGCGAAGTGGTCAGCCGGGCGCCGGATCTGAGAAGCCTTGATGACAGCGATTTCCGCATACTGAAGAGCAAGGGCATTACTGAGCAGGACTTCAGCGTATGGAAACTGGCGCAACAGGAAGACTGGGGTAACGGAAACACTACGATGCTCACGCCGGAAAGTATTATGCGGATCCCTGATGCTGCTGTTATGCACTTAGGACTGCCGGAGCGAGTCAGGTTTGAGGCCATGCGCCGGCTGTTGGCAGCAGTATCTGAAGAAGTCGACATGGCAGTCATTACGCCTGGCGCGCGTGAGCAGCTGCTTACCGGTGGCGGGTTGCAGCGCGGCACATGGAAAGGTGAGTTAACCCGCTCGGTTTTCCTGTTTAAATCGTTCCCGATATCTGTTGTTTTGCGGCACTGGACGCGTGCAATGGGGATGCCTTCCGCTGGTGGCCGGGCTGCCTATATCGCCGCATTCCTCGCCAGCACCACGATGCTGGGCGCGCTATCTCAGCAACTTAACGACCTGGCATCCGGGCGTAACCCACGGGAGATGACCGGAAAAGATGCTGGTAAATTCTGGCTCGGTGCACTACTGAAAGGTGGTGGCCTTGGCCTGTATGGTGATTTTCTTCTTTCTGACCATACCCGTTATGGCGGCGGTGCGCTGGCTTCAATGCTGGGGCCTGTGGCCGGACTGGTTGATGACGTGGTTAAGCTGGCTCAGGGTATCCCGCTTAATGCCGTTGAAGGAAAGCCGGAGCAGACAGGTGGTGATCTGGTTAAACTCGGCAAGGGGCTTATCCCCGGTGCCAACCTATGGTATGCAAAAGCAGCTCTTGACCATATGATATTTAATCAGCTGCAGGAATACTTCTCGCCTGGCTATCTGCGCAAGATGGAGCAGCGTTCGAAGAAAGAATTCAATCAAACATACTGGTGGCGACCGCAGGACGTAACGCCGGAATAAGGGGAGGGGAGCTTGTTTTCAATTGTTTTGTCTGTGATAGTTTCTTGTGGGTTGTTATTCGCTGACCGATACAAATATTTTCTTAGCCCCCCATCGCAGGCTATCTGCTGGTTTATTTTTGTTATGCAGGGAATAATTCTTGTGGCGAGCCTTATTCAAGGTAAACCTCTAATTTTTTCTGAATAAATAGGTGACTACATGCAAGCTATTGGCTTTATCGTTTACATCGTGGTGGGGCTCTTCCAACTTGCAGCAATCATGGCTGGACTAGAATCGTGGTGGGGCTTGCACTGGATAATAGCGGCACCGATTGCATTCATCGTCAGCTATATACCACTGGTTGGATCTATCGTGGGAATGGTTGGAGCCATGGACGTATGGCGCTGGGAGTGGTGGCAGGCTGGTCTACTTTTCTTTGGTGGTCTAATCTTTGCTATCGCCTGCGGAGGAATGTCTTCGTTCTTCGAATGGCTATCCTTCAGGAAAAGAGTGTGACATGTCACAAAGGCCGCTTTCGCGGCCTTATTTATCACTGACCGCCGGGACGAGAATCAGCAGAACGCCCGCCGCAACGCGATCCGTCAGCAGCTGTATCATTATCATGCTGGCAGTTACCAGCGAAAGCTTGTGAAGCTGAACCCAGAGACAACAGAACAAACAGCACTGCTAATGCTTTTTTCATTTTCACTTGCCATGTGTAGACCACTGAATGTGGCGATGGGATTGTAGAATTATGTTCGGTTTTTATCCATAAAATCTTCATGGTCTGGTAAGTTGCCGTTATCTCAGATGCTGTCTGAGCTGCATTGCGCAGAAATCCAGGTGTGTTTGCAGCTCCCGCATTGACAACTGCGAGCTCGTCACATAGTTAACCAGTGCCACCAGTTCCGCCGCCGCACCGCTGACATCGTGGCCGTCTCGCTCCATCTCCCTGAGCAACTCCATCAGCTGTGATTTTACAACCAGGGATCTGACCCCTTCCGGGGTGTGAATACGATCCGCAAAACCTTCGTCGACAGGATACTGGTACCGCTCTGGCATTAGGAATACTCCCATAAATACTGTATATATATACATATATCAAAAGGTAACAAAGTTTTCCAGAGCTCTTTTGTTTACCTTAATGGTAATGTTTTTGCTCGTTTCGATCTGTTTTATTCATATATGGTTTGATGGGTAATAGAATGATCTCCAGTGTGGCGCGCCGGGCGCTGCGACATCCGGAGATTTCATATGACGGTCTCAACCGAAGTCGACCATAACGACTACACAGGGAACGGCGTTACCACATCTTTCCCGTACACGTTCCGCATCTTCAAGAAGTCAGATCTCACCGTCCAGGTCGCTGACCTTAACGAAAATATTACGGTGCTGACTCTGGATACCGATTACTCAGTTACTGGGGCTGGTACCTATTCTGGCGGTAATGTCGTGCTGATGTCACCGCTGGCCAACGGATGGCAGATTTCTATCTCGCGTGACCTTCCCGTTACCCAGGAGACTGACCTCCGTAACCAGGGGAAGTTCTTCGCAGAGGTCCATGAGGATGCGTTCGACAAGCTGACCATGCTTATCCAGCAGTGTTTCAGCTTTCTACGTCTGGCGCTGCGCAAGCCGTCGTTCATCTCGAACTATTACGATGCACTCAACAACCGCATTCGTAACCTTCGTGACCCGTCACAGGCACAGGATGCGGCGACTAAGAATTATGTTGATGGGCAGATCATTGACAATACCAACGCCTGGAAGGCTGGCGATGCTGTACTCGATCAGAAAATTGACGAAAATTTCAGGCGGACTCTTCGCGTACCTGAATCATCAGTCAACGTCCTTCCGCCGTTAGATGCCCGCAAAAACTCTATTTTTGGCTGGGATAGTAACGGGCAGTCTTTCCCTTTATTTGCGATGACTGATACTGCCGATCTCGCCATTAAGTTAGCAAGCCACACTCCAGGGTTGGGCAATGGTCTGCTAGGTGTGAAAAATTCATCAGCAACGACGCAAGACTGGATTGACGGGGAGATGAAGAGCCTTTTCCTCTATCTTTCAGCATCAAAAATAGCTTCAGTAATTGCCGGAACCAGTACTGATATAACAGCAGAATTACAGTCTGCAATGAACGATAGTATTACAATTTGGATTCCAGCTGGTAAGTATTACATCACTTCGTCAATAATTGTAGCGGCTAATTCCGGACTTATTGGTCCCGGCGCAAGGATGGTATCCATTGACAACCAGGGCAGCAGCCATACGTTTATTTTCGGCGCGGGCGGCTACCTCCGAGGGTGGAAAGAGTGGAAAGGGTTCTCAATAACCGCTTCTGGTAACAATACTGCCGACGCCTATGCATTTTATTATTCTGACCGGCAGGACGCGAACGGGGCCCCGGTGTATACAATCGCTCAGATATTCTCTGAGGTTGAAATTAACTCATATGGTAAATTGGGCGGCGGCTGGTATTTACAAGAATGTTTCCGTGTTGTTATTAGTAACTGCGGCGCTACGGGATTATCTCAGCCATTCCGCCTGGTAGGTAGTGTTGTTCAGACAACGATTGATAACTTCGTCCAGAACGGTGACGGCGCGGCAGCAATGACTGGACGTGCGTATACCTATGGCCTCACCACTGAGAAAAAGACGTATGGTAACGG